CAGACGGAAGTAAGCCGACGCGGAACGGATCGTTCATTCGCTATTCGCAAATAGCGAACGCAAACGCCGACTGAAGGAACGCTCTTTAACTTAAAAAACTAAGGAGAACCCTAATGTCTAAGGTAGTATATCGCGGCGTAGAGTATGATACTGAAAAGCGTATTCAGTATCAGCAACAAATGATGCAACAACCTCAACAATACAATGAAACCTATCGTGGTGTTAAGTTCGTAAAGGAGGGGCATAAATGATGAAGAAACTTAATGTGTTGCAACTCATAAAAGAGCAAAAGCAAAAAGAAGAGAGGCGCAAAAAAGCATCTCTTGCCACTCTATTGGCAGCAAAATAGCATAAGAGGGGGACTTGACTCCCCCTCTTTTTTTATGTATAATTACCTTTGTCGAGGTTGATAAAAATGGATAGAGAAAAGATTAAGATCATTGTAAGAAACCTTGAGACTTTAGTTGAATGTCTTAAGAAAGAACTTGATTTTGAAGTTAAAGATCCTCAATATGAGGAAGTTAAGAATTTTCTAGCTGATTACGACGAAGTATTTTATGACGAGGAGGATGAATATAATGTTTGATGACTTTGAGTTTATGAAACCAGAAGTAAAACTTGTATCTGTTACACCAGATGCAGAGAAACATATGGCATACTGTGCTCGTGTTTCTAATCCAGCAAACCAGGAGAATGATAAGTTTGCTGGACTACTTAAGTATTGTATTCAACATCAGCATTGGAGTATCTTTGAACAAGCTTCAATGACTGTAGAAATTAATACTACTCGCGGTCTAGCAGCACAAATTCTTCGTCATAGGAGTTTTACATATCAGGAATTTTCTCAACGATATGCTGATAGTACGCTTCTTGGAAAAACCATTCCTCTTCCAGAACTTCGTCGTCAGGATAATAAGAATCGTCAGAACTCAATTGACGACATTCCAGATTATCTTCGCCTGACTTTGACAGAAGACATTCGTGTTCATTTTGAGCACTCTATGCGCCTCTACAATCGCCTTCTAGAGAAAGGAGTAGCAAAGGAGTGTGCAAGGTTCGTACTGCCTCTAGCAACGCCTACAAGACTCTATATGACAGGATCTGTAAGGTCGTGGATTCATTACATTGATTTGCGTTCTGCTCACGGCACACAAAAGGAACATATGGAGATTGCTGAACTTGTACGTTGTATTTTTACCTGTCAGTTTCCTGCAGTATCTGAAGCACTTGGTTGGACTCGTGAAGGATGCTCCGAATGCGTTGATCCTCCTTCTATTACTATTGAATAAATATTCTCATATACTATGGAGGAATAAAGTTGGCAACGTATCCAATTTATAATAAAATTACTGGAGAACAAAAAGAGATTGTTCTCAGTGTTCATGAGTGGGATCAATGGAAAAAAGATAATCCAGAATGGGATAGGGATTGGAGTGATCCATCAACTTGTCCAGCATCTGGGGAAATAGGTGAAGTTTATGATCGATTAAAAAAGTCTCATCCAGGTTGGAATGATGTACTTCACAAAGCATCAAAGGCTCCAGGATCAAAAGTAAAACCAGTTTAATTTTTTTATATGGCAAGAAGAAAAAGAGTAGATGATCAACCGATTGGTGTTGGAATGACTGCAAAACAAATAAAGCGCAAAAAACCAATTAGTGCTGATTTGATGAGAGATGTTGAACCTCTTACTGAGAATCAAGAACTTCTTTTTAAATCATATGATTCAAATCAAAATATTGTTGCTTATGGTGCAGCAGGTACAGGTAAAACTTTCATCACTCTCTATAATGCACTTCAAGAAGTTTTAGATGAAAGGTCTCCTTACGAAAAAATTTATATCGTAAGATCTCTTGTTGCTACTCGTGAGATTGGTTTTCTTCCTGGAGATCATGAAGACAAGTCTTCTCTTTACCAAATTCCATATAAGAATATGGTAAAGTATATGTTTAATATGCCAGATGATCCATCTTTCGAGATGCTCTATGGAAATCTTAAGACTCAAGGTACAATTAGTTTTTGGAGTACTTCTTTTATTCGTGGAACTACTCTAGACAAATCAATTATTATTGTTGATGAATTTCAGAATCTTAACTTCCATGAATTGGATTCTATTATTACTCGGGTTGGTGAAGATAGTAAGATTATGTTCTGCGGAGATGCCACTCAAAGTGATTTGATTAAAACTAATGAGAAGAATGGTATTATTGATTTTATGAAGATTCTTCGTGTAATGCCATCATTTGATATTATTGAATTTGGTATTGAAGATATTGTTCGTTCTGGACTAGTTAAAGAGTACATCGTAGCAAAAACTGAATTGAATCTATGACATTTATTCATCATAATTACTTGGGTGATATTGAACTAGAATGTAAAACAACAGAAAGCATCCGTCTTTATAATCTACCTAATGGAGGATGGGTGCCTTCTATTACTTCTATAACTTCTTTTTATAATCGTCAGATTTTTATTGATTGGCGTAAAAGAGTTGGTCTCGAAGAAGCAAACCGAATTACTAAAAAAGCAACAGCAAGAGGAACTGATTTTCACCAAGTGTGTCAAGATTATCTTGAAAATAAGGAGTTGAAGTGGGATGATTATCAACTCATGACAAAACATATGTTTCATCATGCTAAACCATACCTAGATAAGATAAATAATATTCATGCAATCGAAAGAACTCTTTATTCGGAGTACTTGGGACTTGCTGGAAGAGTTGATTGCATTGCAGAATATGAAGGAGAACTTGCAGTTATTGACTTCAAGACTTCAGAGAAAATAAAACCAGAAAAGTGGATTGAAAACTATTTTGTACAAGAAACATTTTATGCTGCGGCATACTATGAACTAACTGGAAAAGTAGTTGAAAAACTCATTACATTGATGGTCACTCCTGGTGGAGAAGTAAAAGTGTTTGACAAAAGGAATAAAGGAGACTATATTAAACTATTAGTTCGTTACATTAAAGAATTTGTACATCACAATACTGGGTCAAATGGAGAATGAGTTAGAAAAAGCACTTGAAAATAAATTCATTTCTTCTGCAAAATTTTCTGAAGAAATTGAAAAGATAGTATCAAGTCAAAAAGTTAATTATATTGATGCAATAGTATTTTATTGCGAACAAAATACTATTGATTTAGAATCTATTCCTAAACTTATATCAAAACCTTTGAAAGAGAAGATTAAATATGAGGCAATGGAACTTAATTTTCTTAAAAAAACTTCCCGTGCAAAATTGATCTTTTAATGATGCCATTCGATGCTTATCGTGAATACCTTGCTCTGAAAAATCATTTCACTAAAGATAGTTATGATTATTTTAAATATAATAAAAAGGTAAGAGCAACAGTTCAATCTTTCTATAAACGTAAGGACAGATTCTGGTTTGAAAAATTAGCAAGGCAAAAATCAGAGCAAGAAGTAGTAGAATTTTTTGTTGCTAATTTTGCATCTTGTCCCGATCCAGAAACTCTTTGGATAGGTGAAATGATTAAAGAAGGTGAGGAAAGATATCAAACCTGGCAAAGGAAGGTTCAATCTCTTTCTTATGTCTTTAAAGAAGAAAGTCAGTCTTTATTTGAGGAAAACAAATTTGATGATGTTTTCAATTGCACAAAGGGACATCCTCCACTCCTTAAAAAATTTTTGAGTGGTAAAGTATCATTAGAGACAATGGTTCTTTATGATAAAATTTTTGATTATTCAAAGAATTTTAATAAGAAACTTCAAGATCCAGTCTGGGAAACAGTAAGTCGTAGAATTAAAAAATATAATCCTTTTCTAAATATTGACGTGTTTAAATTTCGAAAAATTTTAAAGAACGTTATTTTGGAGGATAAATGAGTTTTTTTAAATCAGAAGTTGTTCGTTCAGAAATGACTGAAATTGCAGAACTTCAGGAACATATCTATGGAAACATTTTTAAGTTCCCTACAATGACTAAAGAAGAAAAACTTGAGCACGTTGAAGTTCTTGAAGAACTTTTAGAGAAACAAAAAGTTCTTTATACTCGATTGAGTTTATCTGATGACCCTGAAGCAATTGAAATGAAACATCGTGTAATGGAATCTGCAGTTATGATGGGAATGCCAAAGGGGACTGATATGAATATCATCTTGACTAATATGTCCAAAATGCTTGAAGTGATGAAAGAGCAGATTGACAAAACAGGTTCTGACTGCTAGAATATATTGGGCTAGACAATCCCTTAAGCAAAGTCACAAAAGCCAAATACAATTTATAAAGGTAATCTAAATGTCTTTTGAATCTCTTAAAAAACAATCTTCCCTTGGTTCTCTTACACAAAAACTTGTGAAAGAGGTTGAAAAAATGAGTGCTACTACTTCTGGTGGTACTGATGATCGTCTATGGAAACCCGAGATGGGAAAGGATGGAGTAGGATCTGCAGTGATCCGTTTTCTTCCTGCACCTGATGGGGAAGAACTCCCTTGGGCAAAAATGTATTCTCATGCTTTCCAAGGACCTGGTGGATGGTATATTGAAAATTCTTTGACTACTATTGGTCAAAAAGATCCTCTTGGTGAATATAACCGCGAACTTTGGAATACTGGCTCTGAAACGAATAAAGAAATTGTTCGAAAGCAAAAACGTAAGCTTAACTATTACAGCAATATTTACGTTGTAAAGGATCCTACAAATCCCCAAAATGAAGGAAAAGTTTTTCTTTTTAAGTATGGTAAGAAAATCTTTGATAAAATTATGGAAGCAATGCAACCAGAATTTGAAGACGAAGAACCTATCAATCCTTTTGATTTCTGGGCAGGTGCTAATTTTAAACTCAAAATCGTAAAGAAAGATGGGTATTGGAACTACGACAAATCAGAATTTGATCGTGTAGCACCTCTACTGGATGACGATGATGCTCTTGAGACCATTTGGAAGAAAGAGTATTCTCTGACTGCAATTACTGCTTCAGATCAATTCAAGTCTTATGAAGATCTTGAGCGTCGTATGAATATGGTTCTTGGTGTTAAGAATTCATCTCCTACTCGTTCTCGTGCAGTAGTTGAACAGGAAGACGATCTTGAAGAGTTTGTTCAAACTCCAACCCCTCAAGATCGTGTTGTGGAAGAACTGGAACAGTCTTATGCTCGTTCAAAGACTCCTTCTCTTCCTAAAATTTCTTCCGATGATGATGACGAAGATGATGCTCTTTCATACTTCCAGAAACTGGTTGATAGTTGATTACAGATAAATCTTAATATTATCTGCAGTCTTTAAGGTTTCGGTTTTAAATTGACCGGAACCTTTTTCGTATTTCATAATATCATCCATATCATCAATAATAATATTCAAATATTTTGGTTTAAGTAAAAATATATTTCTTTTATTCTCTTCAATTTTTTCTTCATAATCGTAATTTGTGATTGGAACTACTGGATATATTGTAGAATATCCTGAAACAAATTCATCGTAATATGTAAGTGAATAATTTGAATCTACTCGCAATCCTTCTTGTACTAAAATTGTTCCAGAAGTATTAGTTGCTTTGACTGTTTCATAGTGATGTATTCCATTATATATTCTATTATAAGTATCTGTTTCAGAGTCTCCAACAACTTTATATTTTTCAAATAAGTAGTTGTCGAATGATGTTTGAGTTAAGGGCCATTCTGTTTGTATATTAAGAATATTGTTAGAAATTAAAACAATCCAATCTAAATTTGCATCTCCATAATACTCAAAGGCAACATTGTCAGGTCTATTATCACCGATTATTTTATATTTTTCAAAGAACACTAAATTCTTAAAAATATCTGGTCTGATTTTTCCTCTTTTAAAAAAGTTTTTAACTTGGATATAGTCTCCTATTTTTGAGTTAGGAAGTCTATTTACGTATTCAAAATCTGGAACTTTTCTAAAATACTGATTTGCCATTTTAGTAACCTATTTCGGTGTCTGTATCTTTTCCTGGAAGTTTGGAATAATCATCATTAAAGATTGGTTCAAGTTCTTGGAACTGCATACTAATTTCATAAGAAGTCATCATACCATCAGCAAAGGTCATATAATTTCCTTCTGGAGTATAATTGACCGTAAAAGATTGTAAAGCACACTCTTTAATTAGATTTAAATACGAATGATCTTTATTTTTATGTAGATACTGGATTTTAAATGTATGAGGTGCTTTTAAGAATAATTGAGATTGTGTTCTTTGTACCGCCATACCTTGTTTAAAAAATCTTATGATCTGGCGGATTTCATCTCTGTCTTTGGTACCTCTTGCTGACAATTTAAAAGTAAAGCTAAAAGGTCTTAATGTTGGACCAGAGAATAGCAACTCCATATTTGGATTTTGTATTGCTCCTTGAGTTCTGGAAAGTATATTTGATTTACCTATTGCTTGTTCAGTAAAATATGCCCTTAAGGCAGATTTTACATCTCCTGGATTTTGAGATATTCCACCGATTTTATTTCCTGTGGTTTCTGCTCCAGCCGCCACTCCATCAGCAATTATTGAATCTGCAATTCCAGCAAGACCCGCTTCTAATGGATTTATCGTATCACCTCCCCACGTAACAGAATTTGTGTCTGAAATTCCCCCAGGTATTGGTAGATATGCACTTCCTATTATTCTTTGTTCCCAAGATTTTCTTGTTTCAAAACCACCTAATCCTTCATTTGCTGCTTTATCTAATTTTTTTGGAACATATTCCAGCATATTAAATTTTATTACATCTTGATATTGTGTTTGAAGATCTGCTGGATATCTTAAGTTTTGTGGAAAGGATCTTCTTGACAATACTTTTGATTTTTCTAATTCTTCTCCCAAAGCACGTTGAGATTCTTCTGCATTTACTGTGTCTGATGCCTGGTTTTTAGAACTTGCTGCTAACTGTTTTTGGTCTTCCTTTGATAATGGTTGGGATGCTTTTTGTGCAGAACTTGAAATTGCGTTTTGAGTATCTGTTTTTAAAGCACCTTCTTTTAGAGATTTTTGTGCATCAGCGCCAAAAATAGGTTTTCCATCTATCCCATTTTTGAAAGTCCAACTAGCACCTCCATTGGAAGTTTCTGCTGCTTGAACCCAGTTTTTTCCGAGGAATGTAGAATTATTATAAGCAATATATGATTTTTGTGTTCCCGCAATTAATTTTCCGTTATTATCTACTTGATATTCAGTTTGAACATAATATTCTAATGGGGTTCCTTGAGGTCCGACTTTTGTGATAGATGGTTTGCTTTCTATCAATACTCTTCTTGCCATTAAAATTTATCTCCATCTTGAATGAGAATAATTATCTCAATTTTTTGTAGAGTATGAGACATTTATATTGATAGGAGTTTTTTATTTATTTAGTAAGGAATTTTGCATAAGGAATTGAAAGCATTTCATCAAGCTCTTCGTATCTAACAACGTGAAGTTTTCCTGCAACTTCTTGCCAGGTGTATTGTCTATATTTTCTCCAATGAAAATTAATTCCCCTAAATCCCCAGGGTTCTATTGAGGTGCAGGCAATTAATGGGTGTTGATCATATCTAAGATTTGGTGTTTTCGCATTGTAGATAAATGTATAAAATTTTCCTACTTCTGGATATAATGCTTCTTCTTTCAATACATCTATAATAATTATCATCAAGTCTTCAGGATTATTTGATCCTTCTTTCTCAATTCTTTTTCTAATCTCTCTCATCCTTGGAGGTATATTGAGATATTGCCCAAAACCTTCTGCCATTTAGAATAAATCTTCTTCTGTGATTATTTTAAATTCTACCATTCTATCCGCACACCATTCTTTTGCTGCACTCCATTTTGC